GGATTAGGAGATATTGCAGAATCTGCAGGACTTTCTCATACAGCTGACGTTATGTTAGGTATTATACAAGATGATATAATGAGAGCAAACTATGAATATTGGTTGAAGATACTAAAGATTAGAGATGGAGAAGGAAAAGGAAACAAGTGTAAGTTAGAAATAAATTACTCTTACATGAAATTAACAGAAACGGATGAAATTGCGTCATCAAATATTCACGAACTATAAATAATACAATAATGAATACAGGAAGAACTAAAAGAGATAAGATATTTGACAATACGTTCGAGGATCAGGAATTTGAACTAGATTCTAATTTATCATTTGATATAGCACCAGCGTATTCAGATGATAGAGACGAAGAGGACAAAATAGAACAAGACATTATCATGGATAAAATACACGATATGGTCTCTAACTCAAGATTTAAAAAGTTTAATAAAATTGACGAATTCAATCAAACTTTAAAATTAAAGAAGATTGATATAAATGATGTTTATGATTTTATGAATGATGAGTTATGCAAAGATCACTCAATGATCGTTGTATTTTCTGTACTTTGTGATTACTTTAATGTGAATCCAACTAAGTTCTACTCGTCTCTTGGTAATAAATTCAAAGAAGATTTAATAACTGAACTTGATAAAGCAACCGGTGTTCTTGGAAAAAGAAACATAAATAGATTGTTCTAATATGATAGATGAAAAAACACTTAATAGTGAAGTTAAGCGTATTTGGATTCTAGGTGATATGCATTTAGGAGTTCGTTCAAATTCAATGGAATGGTTAGATATTCAAAAGGATTTTTACGAAAACCAATTTATCCCACATATTAAAGCAAATGTTAGGAAGGGAGATATCTTAGTTCAAGTTGGAGACGCATTCGATAATAGACAAAGTATTAATTTGAAAGTACTTCATTATGCTATTGATTTATTTGAAAGGTTAGGAGAGATTCTACCTACTCATGTAATTGCAGGTAACCATGATATTTGGGCTAAGAAATCTAATGAAGTAACTTCTATTGATACTTTGAAATGGATTCCAAACGTTTCGATATACAAAGATCCTAGAATGTTTAAATGGGGAGGTAAGAATGTATTATTGATGCCTTGGAGAACAGGACCAGAACATGAAGCTGAAACATTAGCAGAATTTCCAAATACTAATATTGTATTTTGTCACTCAGAAGTGATGGGAGTCGCTCTAAACTCTAAAGTCAAGAATATACACGGAACTGATATTAGTGCATACCGTAACTTCGAAGTTGTATACAGTGGACACATCCATTATAGACAGACTAAAGGGGTTCTTAAGTTAGTTGGAACTCCATACGAGTTAACAAGAAGCGATATAGATAACATCAAAGGGTTTGATATGGTAGATTTAAGTACTATGGAAGAAACTTTTGTTGAGAATAAAGTATCGCCTAAGTTCGTTAAGTTATTCCTATCTAAAATATATGATATGACGCTTGGTGAATTTAAAGATATAATAAAAGATAACTTTGTAGATCTTTATGTACCGTCTCATATTGCAACAACAACTGCACTATCTAAATTAATTAATAAGGTTCAAGGAATAGGAAGACGTATAGAACCAACAATATACGAACAAGAATCAATGGTTGACGTTGATATGTCAGATATTAATGATGAGGATTTGTATAAAGATTATGATGTAACTAATTTAATTAAAGTTTACTTAGACAGTAGTAATTACGACGAAGAAACTAAAAATAGAATAGAATCAAAATTAACAAAGTTACACAGTATTTGTGCATATAACTTTAATCCAGATACAGAGTAGATGAAAATAGAATATATTGAATTTAAGAATTTTGCAAGCTATGGTAATAACTCCCAAAGAATTGACTTAAATGGAGAAGAGGCTGAGCTTATATTAACATTAGGTAAAAATGGACATGGTAAAACGACGATCGCTAACGCTATCGTCTTTGCTTTGTATGGCAAGGTTGAAAGTGTAAAGCTTGGTGATCTTCCAAACAGAATTAATAAAGAACTTTTAGTAAATATTAAACTGCTATGTGGTAGCACTGTTGTTGAAATTGAAAGAGGACTTGCTCCAGGTAAATTTGAAGTAAAATTAAATGGAGTAGAGTTTGATAAGGCTGGTAAGAAATCAGTTCAAGAGTATTTAGAAGAAGAAGTCTTCGGAATTCCTTATCATGTATTTAAGAACATTATAATACTATCAGTTAACGATTTTAAATCATTCTTGACGATGTCGAATTATGATAAGAAGAGAATTATTGATAGGATGTTCGGATTCTCAATATTAAATGATATGCAGAATGCGTTGAAGGATGAGAGAAAGATGATTAAATCAGATATTGAATCATTTGATGCTGAATTAAATCAAATCAATGAAAACGTAATGTCGGTTAATTCTAAACTTAATGAGCTGACCAGCGAGTCAAAAGAGAAGAATAAAGAAAGAATTGAAGAGCTTAAGAAAACTTTAATAAGTTTATCTGAACAAAGGACAAAACTAAGCGAAGCTAATGTTAAAATTACAAGTAGAATAACAGAATCATCAACTCAGTTAACATCAGAGCAAACAGAGTTGAATAGATTATCATTTAAGTTGAAGAGTTTAAAGAAACAAATAGGATTATATGAAAACAACATATGTCCTACATGTGAGAGTGAATTAAGTACAACGTTCCATAAAGATCGCAAATGTGAAATGCAGAATGAGTCAGATATTATTCCAAGTAAAATAGATGAGATTCAATTAAAGGTTAATGGTATAAATACACAAATATCATCATTAAGATCTAAAAAGAGTAGCGTTGGTATAAAAGTATCTTCAATAAACTCACAGATCTCAGGTTTTAAGAAGGAAATACTTTCTCTTAGAACTACAGATACTTCTAAAAGTTTTAAACATTTAAATCAGATCATTGCAGATTTTGAAAAGAGTTCAGAATCTAAATCAGATGAACGAGATATATTAAATGCAGATTTCTCATTCTTAGATGTTGTTGAAGATATTTTAGGAGAAGATGGTATTAAAAATATGGCTGTCAAATCTATATTGCCAGTGTTGAACACAAATATAGCTGCAATGTTAACTACAATGCACCTTCACTTTCAAGTTCGTTTCGATGAGAAATTCAATTGTATTGTGAATCATTTAGGTGAAGAGATAAATCCAATGACTTTATCTACTGGTGAGAGAAAGAAAGCAGATTTCGTAGTTATTATAGCACTTATAAAATTATTGAAGTTGAGATTCCCACAGTTAAATCTTTTATTCTTAGATGAATTATTAAGTTCTATAGATGCAGATGGTATTCATAATATAGTAAAGATACTTGGTAATGTTATTAGAGAGAACCATATAAATACATTTGTAATCAACCATACTGAATTACCTAGAGAATTATTTGATAAAAAGATTCAGATTTACAAAGAGAACGGGTTTAGTAAATTAGACATAGAGATAATAGAATAATTTCTGATATATAGTTAAAGAATTATAAACTATAACTAAATGTCTACGTACAATGTTAAATATAATAAAGATGATAGTGTCGTTAGACATATCATAATAGGTCTTCTAGCTGATTTAAATAATAAGGTATATTTAAAAAGGCAAATTAATGCAAGCGAACGTGCTATTATTGATGTTCCGTTCTATTACTCAATATCAGGAGACGATGAGTTTTTAAGAGATCATTTTTTGTTTGAATTACCAAACGGACCTGGTTGCTCTCCACACCCTGATAATGCTGATGGAAATTATGACACAGTACCGAGAGGTGTTGCAAACCTAACAAGCTTTTCAATAGATTCTGGTAGATTAGTGAACAAGGGTATTCGTGGAGAATACTCTAAGCTTGATTCTAACGGAATATTACAAAACTACACTGCTGAATTTCAGATGATTCCTATCACGTTATCGTTTGATATTGAAATATTAGTATCATCAACATTAGATGCCCTCAAAGTCACAGAATCCATTGCAAAAACATTATATAAGACAAATTATTACAATGTTGAAGTTGGTCACTTAGATGAGGGTATATTTAGATTACCTGCACAATACTCGTTACCTGATGATTTTGAAATAACAAGACCTATCGATTTCACATTTGATGACAAAGAACAATACAAAGTAAATTTATCTATAGAAGTAAGCACTCATTTGCCATCGTTTGAATTCGATACTGAACTTCATGCTGGTAAGAGAATGTTCTCTATTCCTGCTAATACAATTACTAAAAATAAAGGAGAGGTTGATGGAATATAATAAGGATAGTGTATCTGAAATGGAATGTTTAGACAATATTATATTTCTAAAGGATTTAAGAGGTCAGATACCACATGACTTCATGATGTCAGAAGATCTTAAAAGAGCTGATAGGTTAATAGTTTCTGAGATTAAATTCTGGGAAGCTAAGATTCTTGATACTAGCAAACAATAAACTTTTTCACATTTGTTTATATAAATTAAACAAACAAACACAATGGCAAAAAGAAGAAAATCAAAGAACTACCTAAACAACAGAGATCTATATGATCAGATGGTATTGTCTAAGGACCAAGATAAATTAACTCGAGAAGCTGAGAAAATGTTAATTCTTTTAGCTGAACGTGCTATAAATAGAATGACTTATGTTTCTGAAGATGATAGAAACGACTGTCTTCAGTTCGCATTATTAGATTTACTTAAATATTGGAGGAATTTTAACCCAGTATATCCAAATGCATTTGCATACTTTACAGAAATCGCTAAAAGAGGATATGCAAAAGGCTGGAACAAAATTCATCCTAAAAAATATAAAGGTACATTGTCGATAGGCAAAAGCACTGGTAACAGCGAAAACCAGTCTGGTATATACTCACTTTAGATGTCTATAAAAAACAACAAACCCTCTAAAAAATCAATATTCAAGCAAGGTTATTATACTCCACAATATAGAGACAAATATATTGGCGGAGGAGATATAATATTTAGAAGTTCTTGGGAATATAAGTTTATGGTTTGGTGTGATAACCATGATAAGGTCGTGGCATGGTCTAGCGAGCCTATAGAAATTAAATACATTTCAAGAAAAGACAACAGACCTCACCGGTATTATCCTGACTTCTATTTTAAAGCAGACCAAGGCGATGGTACATTTAAAGAGTATTTGGTTGAAATAAAACCAAAGTCTCATATACAAAAACCAACAATGCCAAAGAAAACTTCAAGAAAATCAATAGAATCATATAAATTTTTATGTGAGGCTTATGTAAAGAATATGGATAAGTACGCTGCTGCCAAAGAATATTGTAAGGGTAGGAATTGGAACTTTATCGTGTTAACAGAAGATACTATAGGAAATGGGTTACGTTAAGTCAGAAATAAAAAAGATGGTAAAAGAACATGGTAGTAAAAAAGCTGCCAGATCTTTTGCTGATTCTTGGTATGAGAGCAGTAGAAAAAGTAGAAAGTTGGATGAAGTAACTAGCGTTAGAGAACAATTTAAACCAGGAAAGATTTATAGTTTTGAATATAGAGATCCAATAACAAAGGATCTACCTTGGTTCGATATGCACCCTGTAGTTTTAGCGCTTGATTCAAAGAACTCAAATGATTTGGGTGTTAATTTAAATCTACTACCAATTAGAGTTAAAGAACAAATGTTGGATGATTTATATGAGTCGTTAAAAGGTCAAATGAATTCATCAACTGGTCGTAATGCTGCAAACGACAGACCATTAAGAATAACGTATGATGGTATAAAAGCATATTTAGATAGGTTTGGTTTTGGTTTTGCAATAAGACAATATAAACCTGAACGTAAGAGAAATCAAGCAGTAATAACATATAAATCATGGCCTAAGATTGCATTAGCTAATTTGATAGAACTGAACGGAGCAAGTATTCGGATGGTTAGAGCGTTGCATGCAGAGTACATGAGAAAATAATGATATATAATAAATAAGAAAAATTAAATAAAATGGCAGGATTCGTAAATAGAGATAATAGAGGAAGTGCTAAAACGCCGTTTACTCTCGGAGGCGCTTTAAAGAAACTATCATCATTTGGTATGTTTTATGATGATATGGTACTTAGACAGTCCCAAGCAATTGGTCCTATGGAGGATGCTATGGGGTATGGTCAATTGAACATGGGTAATATGATGGGTGCAGATCCTGATAACATGTATGATACATTTGCTGCACTTTCAATGGCAGATACTTCAGAACGTAAAAGTATTCCATTCTTTGACCAGAATTATATAGGTAAGAGAGATGAACTTAGGAGATTCTCAACATATGATGAGATAGAAGACATCTTAGATATTCTTTGTGATGAAGCTATTGTATATGATAACAAGAACTTTATTGCTATTCCTGAAATTATAGGAATGGACGTGAATGAGGATGTTAATGCATACATGCAAAAAGCATATAGATCAATTTATCAATATTTTGGATTTGCATCAGATCAATCGGTTTGGTATTACTTTAGAAAATGGCTGGTTGATGGTTATTTAGCATTTGAAATTATTTATAGTCCAGATCAGACTGAAATTATTGGTTTTAAAGAAATTGACCCAGTTACTTTAGTACCAGGATTAAATGTTGATGATGGTAAAAAGGTATGGACTCAATTTAAAGGAGATCCTCAAAAAGAAAGAAACTTATATGATTCTCAAATCGTATACATATCATATAGTTCTATAACAACAGCGTCAAGAGTTAGTTATTTAGAAAGATTAGTACGTTCGTTTAATTTGTTAAGAATTATGGAACATACAAGAGTAATTTGGGCGGTAACAAACTCATCTTATAGAATGAAGTTCGTTATACCAGTTGGTGGTAAATCTAAGACAAGAGCAAAACAATCTCTTGCTCAACTGATGGGTAACTATAAAGAAGTTGTAGATTTCGATTGGGAATCAGCTTCATTAGAAACTAACGGTAAACCAATGTTACAGTTTAATAAAGAATACTGGTTACCAAGTAAAGATGGAGAGTCTCCAGAAATTGAAACATTAAGTTCTGAAGGTCCAGAATTAAATGATACTGATGCATTAAAATACTTTGCTGATAAGCTTAAGCAAGTATCTAAAATACCTTACAGTAGATTTGCATATGAAGACGGCGGTGATGACTTTAACATGGCTGCAGATGGAATGATTAGAGACGAAATTAAATTCGGTAAGTTTATTAAGAGATTAAGATCTTCATTCCAGGAAATACTTATTAAACCACTATGGCTTCAAATGTGTTTGAAGTTCCCAGAATTCGCAACAGATCCAGTTTTCAAAACTCAAATAGCTTTACAATTTAACGAAGAGAATATGTTTGCTGAATTAAAGCAAATGGAGATAATGGAGAGACGTTTAGACTTTGTAAGCACGATGCAGGATTCATTAATGAAAGTAGATCCTGTTACTATGGAAGAAATGCCTTACTTTGATATGGAATTCTTAGTTGATAGATACTTAAAACTTTCTCCAGACGATAAAGAAGCAAACTTAGCCTATAGAGCTAGGGCCAAAGCTACCGATGCTGAAGAGCCTGAAGTTGACCCAATGGCAATGTAAAAAATAAATATATAGATTATGAAACATTTAAAAACATATAACGAATACAGTGGCATCGAAGAGGATGCTGTAACTGGACAGGATTCTAAGGTAACTGTTGACGACGTTTATATAGCTAAATTAGATAGAGAACTTAAAGGTGCTGAGATTCTTGGAGCTATTAAAGCTGCTGAGACTGAAGGAGAATTTAAAGATTATTTC